GGGCTGTTCGCGGTCGATCAGCGCAACTCTGATGACGCCACAGCCGTTCTCCAGCGCCAGGTATTCGTCTTGGCCGAATGCGTAGCGCTGGCCCTGGTGGGCTTTGGTGCAGCCGGTCATGCTGGTACCTCGTCGCGGCTGGGCGCGGGAAGCCACGCAAGGCTTTCATCCAGCGCGTCGTCTCCAGGATCGCGGATGGGGCGCAGGCAATCATCGGCAACCCATTGCCACTCCCAAACCGTCGCGGCATGGCTGATCCCATCGACCAGATGCCAGCCAGCCCGGCCGCGAATCACCTCCAGCCGCATGCACTGCACGATTCGTCCCAGCATCCATGCGTTCTGTGGATCAGTGATGCGGCAGACCATCGCCAAATCCCCGGGCTTGCAGTTCATGTCCCTACCCTCCATTCCTTGGCCGTGAGGCCGACAACTTGCCCAACCACACTGCGCGGGCATTGACCACATCCGGTGCAGCTTCCTTGTGTTTTGGGCAAGTGTGCTGTGGTGGATATGTGGTCCAGGGAGCGCGCATCGGAGCGCACTCGCCGAAGCCGTGCTTCGCCATGGGCAGTTGCTTCCCGGCGCTGGTCCGTAGGAGCCAGTGGACGCATGTGGCGCATGTCATGCATTCGCGGCCTCCGAGAACAAGTCGCCAGTGATCCAGAGCGCGTACACAATCTGGCTGTCCGGGACCGCGCCTCCTGCGCGCACGAGGTCCAGCAAGTGGTTTGCCTCTGCGCGGGTCATGCGATCTCCTTTGGGGCGAACATCAGATCCAACCGGCGCAGCTCTGCCGCCTCATCTCCACCTGCAGTGGCCACAGCATTTGCAATCGCCGCCTTGAGCCCATCAAGACTCATGGGCAAATCGACAAAGCCGGTTTTCCGGTCGATAGCCTTGCGCGCGTGACGCTCGTTAATTTCGCGAGCCCGGGCCGAATAGGCACTCTTGAGTTGCTGGCTCATCTGCAGGGCAGGCTGGGCCGGCCGGTATACCTCGCGCGGCTTGTTCGCTGCGCAGAGAGCGACGAACTGCGGCAGGCTGGGCGGAAATTCTGGGTGGCGCTCCACGCACTGGGCAAGTGCGGCCCTCACCACTCCAGCGTCAAATTCGCGCAGGCCGTGGCCCCATATCTGCCTGGCACTAACGATACCGGCATCACCGCCCTGCGCGTCCACCTCGCCCGTGGAGAACTTCGACAGAAACAGGTTCCCGTAGAAACCGTGGAACACCTTGAAAATGTTGTTGACCACCTCGGTGGGCAAAGGCGGCTGGGGACGCTTGAGGCTTTCTGCATCCACGATGACAGGCTTAAACATCGATGCACTCCGGGTGTTGAGGCTGCTGTGAGCCAAAAATGGTTGCCGCTGCGGCGCTGTAGCGGCCACTGTTCTGCTGAGCAGCAAGGGGGGGGACACGGGCCTGCACGGTCCAGTCGTTGAGGTAGTGCCGATCAGGTCCGAAGAACGTGGCGGCGTGCTTCACAAATCGCGGCTCGGTGTGGTTTGCCTCGCAGTACGCGGCATATCGGCCGATGCCTTGCAAGATGGTTTCCGCGGTCTCGCCATCCGCCAATCGCGCCCTCCAGGCCTTGAACGCCTCCGCCTTCGAGTGCCCCGTTCGGCTCGGGTAGGCCATCCATGCCTGCTCAAAATCGACGCTGTAACCGCTCGACTTGGCACGTGACTGTTCTGAACGTAGTGAAGAACAGTTATCTGAGCTATGAGGAGCTTTCGGGTTAGGTTCGCCTTGGGATTCGTTTGGGTTACCTGTCGAAAACCCACTGGGTTTTTGCTGGGTTTCTTTCTTTGGCCTTCCACCCTTCTTCCCATTCAACCTAGCCGCTTCGATCGCGGGAGCCGCCTCGGTTATTTCTTCTACGGCTCGTTGGTTCCTGCGAAGGCCATCCGCGCCCAACGGGAAAAACATATCAGCCACCGAGCGAACGGCCTCTTGCTCGGGCCTGGACATGGCGCGGCATATGCGATACAGCTCGTCAAAGGATCCCGGCAGGGGCGCCTCCGTCGAATACACCTCATCCAGCAGCAGCGTGTATGCACCGTGCTGGGCCAACGTCAGTCGGGCGGTCTTCCTCCCGTAGTCAGCTGGATAGCGCTTGTAGAAGTTCAAGCGGTTACTCCCCTACCCCAAACGGGTCCGCCGGGTCGTACTTGCGATAAGTGCCTGAGTAGGCGCCAAGCATGTCCAGAACCTCGTAGGCCACCTTGTGCGGGTCAGCAACCACCTCGCTGCCGGTGAAGTGCAGAACGCGGAAACCCTGCTTCACCAGAAAGCGATCGCGGGCCTTCTCGTAGGCGCGCTGCCTCTTGTCCTTGTCGTGGAAAGCATGGCCATCCAACTCCACCACCACTGGACGCAGGATCTCGTCCGGCCCCAAGCCGACCTGGGATAGAACAAAGTCCACGCGGAAATCGCCGATCTTCACCTGGGGCCGGATGACGATGCCGTCCCCGATCGTCAGAGCACCTTTGGCGTCATAGGCCGGCCCCGGATTGGCGGCGATGTTCTCTGCTAGGCATTGGGCATGCGCGGCGATCCAAAACATGTCCTCGATCGGCGACTCAAGGCGCTCAAGGCACGTCACGAACATGTCCTGCGAGAAGCGCTCTCCAAGCATCTGGCCCACTCGCGCCGAGGTCTTGTCCAGCATCGCCCAGACGTTGTCCACCAGTTTGCGGTCTTCGCTCATACAGACTCCCCAACCCGCGACTTGCCGCGCATGAGGTGTTCACCGCCCTGCTGCACTTTCTGGCCCATGTCACGCTCCCTTGCTGATGCGTCGGGTCTTCGCCACACTGGCGGCGCTCTGCTCGCGCGATTCGATGGTGATGCCGCTCTTAGCGCGCGGCGCTATGTCCACCGTGCGGCGACCATTGCTATCCATGGCTTTAAGCGTGCCGAAAGCGCTGGTCTCCCTTGACTGGGAGGCCTTGCTTTTGGGCTTCGCGGCTGGGATGTCGAGGTCGGGTCCGCGTGGCCTGACCGACTGGAATGCGTTGAGGGGGAGGGAGTGGTTCATGCGGCCCCCATGCCTTCGAGCTCGCGCATCATCTCGGCCATCTTTGCCCGCATGGCCTGCACCTTCTTGGCCGTGTCATTGCGTGCATCGGCCGCAAGGAAGCGCTCCACCAGATAAAGGACCGGCGTGGTGTCGCCTGTTTTCTCGATGTAGCGCTCCAGGCTGTCCACGCTGAAATTGCGGCTGGCATCCTCGGAAAGCTGCACAGACAGGTTGCTGGGCGCTTGGTCCAAGTCGATTGCCACGCGCTTCAATCCGCGCTGATAGACACCGGTGGCCACACAGTCCCGCAAGGACGCATAGCGCTCTGCAAGACCCGCTTCGAAGTTCAGCGTGAGCTGGTCTTTCGATGCGCTGATAACGCTTGATGACATGTCTTATCTCCGGGTATCACTGGTTATCAATGGCGGGCCAAACAATGAACGCCATGAACACGAAAAGAAAAGCGCCCAGCACCGAAGCGCCGGGCAAAGGCCACTGCGAAGTGGCTCTGGAGGGATGGGGTGCCCGCCCTGCCCTGCCGTACGATGGAGCCACCACAGCAACCATCAGCAGAGAGGACGGACATGAATCGGTGGCAACGCTGGAAGGCGAAGCATTGGGACGACATTCCGGCGAATTTCGACAGCGGGCCGGGCTGGGTCTTCATCGGTTCGCCGCGAAAGCGACCGTTGCGCAGGCTTGCGAACTGGTGCGTCCACAACGGATGGAAATTGACTGGCACGGCCATCGCTGCCGTAGCAGCTGCAGCGGCACTCATACAGGCGCTCCGATAACAGCGACTTCCCAGTCGGGCTCGCTGACTACGACAATGGAGTTGGAAGGGTTGGACTCCCTGAGCGTTGCCACAGCCAATTTGATGCGGTCGGCCTCATCCGGCGTGAGTCGATCTTTGGCGCGAAGCACCAACGTTCCGCCTGCGGGCACGACGAGGAATTCCAGGGGGATCGCCTTACGCCTTCTTTTGAACATGTCAGGCCTCCTCTTTAGCGGGGAGGGAGGCGAGTTCGGGCGGGATGGCGATGCCAGATCGCACGCACGCGGCCAATACTCGATCAGCCAATCGACGTGGCAGGCATTCGGGCCACTGCGATATAGCCTGTGGGTTGATGCCAATGGCTTCAGCGGCTTGTGTGACCGTGCCGCCAAGCACCTCAATGGCTTGAGACTTTTGCATCGGCGCAGGTTAGCACACTAACAATCAATACGCAAGCACGCTAACCACCCAAACAAGTAAGCTAACTTACATGAGCACGCTACAAGATCGCATCGCGGAAATCATGGCTGCGACCGGGAAGCAGGTAGGCGAAATCGCCGACATCAC